GTCACCGTCACTTTTCGTGCGGATTGAAAGCTTCTAGCATTCGGTACAAACGATGTTCTAAACTTCGGACGACGCTCGGCCGCCCTCCGTATTCCCATCTCCCTAACTCTGTCTACTTCCTCGACAACCGCGCGATATTCCTCTTCCCGTGAAAGTTCATACGATTCAGGCTTTTCAACCATCCTCATAACACCTTCCTGAACGGGCCTCTTTAGAACGGGACTAGAGCAGATCGCTCGACGTATTTTCTTATCCTTCCTACAGATTCCTTGAAGAGCGGGTGATAAAGCCCACAACCTCTTGTCCTCTTGTTTGCTGAGGATATGTGCATTGGCACGTACGATTCTACGAAACGTACTTCCGTCGATGGACGCTTCGGCAGCAAAACCTAACACGTCGCTAACGTCTGGTTTCATCCAAAGGGACGAGACGTTCAATTTACACGCTCGTACACCATCCGTAAACAGTGTAGAGTTGATCTCCGCATCGGATTCACTACTAAGGGTCTTTTCTTCGTTGACGACAAATCCCACCATGCCGCCCTCCTTAGCAATTTCACCTCGGAGATTCGTTCCATGCCTGACTTCCTTCGTTAAAAGGTCGTCCCCGTTAATTAAACACGGGTGTGAAGACCACTCCTGAAACGATATCTCCTTCCTTTTTAACATCTCCGTTAACGCAAGGTCGACAACGGTTTTGTTCATAAGGCATAAAAGAGGAAACGACATGATCGAGCCCATGGGTTGGCCTCGTGACGTCTCGCCAAATCCCCCATCAAACGACAAAGTAGACAAGACACGTAGAGCGCGTATCTCATCGTCCGTCAAATGATGTGCCTTACTAATAAGCACGTCAACGGCTGCACGTACGTATGCAGTCTTTATCATATCCGTGGCAGACGAATAATCAAAAGAGAGGAACCGCGTTCCCGTTAACCTACTTACGTCCTTCTCGGTAGGTTCCCCGACAAGGAGCCATCCCTTCCTTTTCAGACTCGCATACAAGGAGTAATGGAGAGGCGCCAATAACGAAGTGTTCATTGACGAATACATTGTCACGATGCGAGGCTTCCCCGAAGAGAATACTAGCTCTACTCGGCATGTGTCCGAAAACTCCTCCTTATTCCAGTTTCCACCGTCTCGCCGTTTAAACGATTCGGTAGCGTTACCATTCGGGATAAATGGCGACCTGAAGCTGTCCCAACCCTTGTCTACATTACCAGCAAAAGCATCCTTGAATCGCTTAAGATGGTCTGTATCTACCTCGACAGGTAGGGACCTCTCGCGCATCCATGGATCAAGTTTCTGTAAGAATCGAGGTTCGCAATTCTCACAGCAATTAAGCTCCACCTTTCGGATGGACTTAAAGCTCAATTCCCATAAAAGAGTTACCCCTTTCTGGGAGAAACATTGTCGCACGGCAGGCCGTAACCCACCGCACTCGATGTGCGAGGGAAGATCTCGTTCATAAGGTAAGCCCAGGCGGCGATACCATTTTACTAAAGTTATTGCCTTCTTCCTAAGGCAAGATGACCTGGTGCAACCATCCATGTCAACTCCCTCTAACACCGTGTAAGGGTTAGAGTGCGTGTCAGGATGCACATCACGATTATCTCCGTTATTAGGCTCCGGATGAGCCAAAAGTAATAGATCCGCACTGGGTTTCGGCATTGCGGGATCTTCCAACCGTAAAAGATCG